AAGGAGTGGAAATGAAAAAAGCTAAAGCAGGGTTATCCACAGCTCCTCGTGAAAGGGCTAGAAAACGGCCTGGAGTGCACAAAAAATCAAGAAATAAACAAGAGAAACGTCAACAAAAAGGTTGACACTTATCATTTGATATCCTAGTCTTAGGTATGAAAGAAAAAAAACTAACAATCACAAGTAAAGATATAAGTCAAAAACAATGGTCTAATTTAGTTTTAGAATTAAATTTGATTAAAAAAGCATGGTCATCATATGCATCATTAGAGTTGCAAGGTGCAGGTGTCAAAAAGATCATAGCCCACGGAACACGGAACTTTGATACAAAAGAAGAATAATGGATTTAATTATTTTACATGATGGTTTGTATCATTTAATAGAAGTAACTAAAGAAATGACAGAAGGTCATGTCTTTAAAAACTGTTTTGATCTGTGTGATATAATGAGAGAGAAGTTAACTGTATATCATGCAGATATAAACAAACATCTATTAAAAGATGGTAGCGCGTTTTTTGGATGTGTGTGTAATTAAATAATCTGATCCGTTTCACAAGTAAACTTAGTGTAAGCTTCCATGCTATTAACCCATTCTGGATCAAATCCTGCTAATAATTTGTATGAGTAATCATAACCATAGACTATACAGGCGTGATAGTCATTAAATAAGACTGTTGGTGTGGGTATAATTTTGCATTGATTTCCTGCAATCCCACTACATAAAACCATTAATAAAACTATTTTAGTCATTGACAAATCCTTTGGAACATCCTATATAGTCATTATAAATAAATGAAAGGTAAGTCAAATGACTGATATAACTAAATATAGAAATGTATCCTTAACACATGATACATATAAGACTTTGATTGGATTGTCTAAGGTATTGTTACCGGATGCACAACTATCAATTAGTAAAACCATTGAATCAATTGCAAACGAGAAAGCGAAAAAATTAAATGGAAAATTCAAAAAAGCGTAAACATTCTGGCATTTGTCCAGATTGCAATGGTAATGGATATGTCCAGTGCCAGATAGAAGAAGGTAGAGAACATGTAGTTCTTCAATGCACTACATGTGACTCGGAAGGGGAAATCTATGTGGATGAGTCCGAAGCTATTGACGTTTATGTTGATGATGATCCTGTTACAGGTGATGCTCGTAAGTTGCACTAGAGATTTTGATTTTAATCCGACGACTACTGTAATAAGACAACTAATGAAAGTAAATAATGAGTAGAAAAACTGTAAAAGGAAGTGTTGGCGAACATAAAGCAATAATCCAATTGTTAGAAGATGGTTGGCACGTAGCAAAATCAGTAGATCCACAATGTCCTTATGACCTTGTGGCTGTAAGCGAAGATGGAGATATTAAACTTATAGATGTAAAGTCTGTTAGCTATCGTAAAAATGGTAAACCTAACTGGACTGAGAAGTCTTTAAGAATTAATAGAGTACCAACTCCGCGTCAAAAAAAAATGAAAATAGAAATACTAATGGTAGATTAAATGATAGAAATAATTGACAAGATAAGATTCCAACTAGAAATACTATGGATAGACCACCCTAAATTAATTTGTTTAGGAATAGGCTTTGTCTTAGGTTGTATGTTGGTATGATAAAATATATATTGGAAAAAATATATCATTATTCAACTTACTTGAGTTCATGGTCATGGACCAAGTTATACGGAAATAGGAACAAGGGTCATGGCTACAAAAGAAATTGATACTGTGTTGATTTATGCGGGCACTGAGTTACCTGCAACTGATGTACAAGTAAAATTTACTAACGAACAAGGTAAGAAATATCATATTGAGTTAACAAGACTCATACAAGTGTTTAATAATAACATTTGGGAGAATAAAAAAAGTGTTAAATAAAGAAGAGTTATACGGAATGAAAGAAAATAAAGAGTTAGAAGAGTCTTACCAAGAATCAAGACGACAACAAAAAGAACGTCAAAAAGATATTGTAGACACTATGATTAGTAGTGATAAAAAAACTGACTTAGTTGAGACTATTATAGAACGTAAACGTAAAGAGATGAATGATAAAAAGTTATAAAAACGTACTCCCCAAACCTTTCTTTAATAAATTATTAGCGACTGTAAGTGATAATAATTTTCCCTGGTACTTTCAAGAAAACACAGTTGACATATCCGAGAGTAAAAACAATTTTATGTTTACTCATCTGTTGGCTATAGTAGATCCTACCATTACCGGAGATTCTCCTATGGAAGAGAAGAGTAGATGGTTTAAAACTTTTGAACCCATACAATATTTCATTGATAAAGAATTTAAAATAAAAAAATTAATAAGAATGAAGTTAAATTTATATACTAATCAACAAATAAAAATTAAACATGAGGACCATGTTGACTATCCAACCAAAATGAACCAAGGAATAAAGACTGCTATTTTTAACTTTACTAACTGTAATGGTGGTACAAGTATAAAAGGTAAAATAATTAAAAGTAAGGCTAATGAATTACATATATTTAATAATGAAGTAAAACACTTTGGTATTGTTCAAACTGATACTCCTGTTAGAATGCTTTTGAATATAAATTGGAAATAAAAAATGATTAAAAAAAGTAATAAATACAACTATATACGTGGTAAACAGCTCACGGACCCCGGATCAGGGACCAGGGTTTACGACATAGTTGGTACTAGACTTCCAAGCGTTACTACTGTATTAGGAGCCACCAAAAATCAAGATTTTATAAAAAAGTGGAAGGCTAAAGTAGGTGAACAAGAGGCAGACAGAATCAAAAACCATTCTAGTAATAGGGGGACAGCTATGCACAAATTCTTGGAGCACCATGTCCTTGGGACTAACATCGTTGATCTTACAGGGATTGGACAAGAGGCGCGTCCCATGGCCGACAAAATTATTGAGGTTGGTCTTGCGCCAGTGGAAGAATATTATGGTTCTGAAGTCACGCTTCACTACCCAGGTCTGTACGCAGGTTCAACAGATCTTGTATGTTTACATAATGGTATGGAAACTATTGTTGACTTCAAACAAAGTAATCGTCCGAAAAGGGAAGAATGGATCGAAGATTATTTCTTACAAATTTCTGCATACGCAATGGCCCATGACTATGTCTATGGTAGTAAAATCAAACAAGGAGTTATCATGGTATGCACGCCTGACTTATATTACCAAGAGTTTAAAACTGAAGGACTTGAATTAAGAAGATGGAAACATAAGTTTCTAAAAAGATTAGACATGTACAATGAATTGATGCATGATGAAAAAGAAAAAGCCAAAACAGGAATTACCGAAGAGTCATTTAATAAGGCGTAAATGTGTTGCAATTATGTCACAAAAAAGGCATTAGGGGTGTCGCATAGGGTGTCGAAAGGGTGTCGAAAGGGTGTCGAAAGGGTGTCGAAAAACTATTTACATTAGAACGATTCTAAATTATAAGCCTAAAAGTGTGACATATATATCACATTGTGTCCAAAATGTGTTCAAAATACCTAAGTTTTCGACACCGCCGACACCCCGCCGACACCATTTCGACACCCTAAGTGTCGAAAAAATTTGCTTAAATGAATGGCTTATACCAATGGTTATAGGTAATAAAATACAGGGATTTGTACTTTTCGACACCTAATTTTTTTTTTAGCGCAATGTAAAAGAAATAAAAAAATTTAACCACTGTTAGGTGTCGCAAGATTAATATATATAGGATCAATGAAATCTAAAAAGAAATCCAGACATCTAAACACATATGCTAAACCTAAACTTGTAAAGCAACAAGTTAAGTTTCCGTACAGTAGATATAAAATAGACTGGTGTGATATCGTCACTGAAGGTGGCTGGGGTAATGAAAGAGAATTTGCTAATATGAAATTAGCAACACCTGTAAGTGAAGGTTACTTGTTCAGTAAAGATGATAAGACTGTTAAAATATTTGCAGGATATGATATTGATGATGATGGTACGATTACTTTTTCTGAACGATCGGTGTTTCCGACTTCGTGTGTTCTAAAGATGACGAAACTTCACTAGATGTCTGCGCTTCAACCACTTCTTGACTCGTACCTTCCACAACGTCAGCACTCAAAAGAGGTGCGTAATCTTCTAGTATTTGTTTCATTTTGGCTTCTAGCTGGTCCTCTGATAGTTCTTCTAGTTTGCCATGCTTTATTATTTTTCTGTCTATATATAACCCTGCTGCTTTGCCTCGGTTCGTTTCAGCGTTTACAGCACTTGAAAAACTTCCTTTCTTCAAAGCCATCTGTTTAATTCTATCTAGTTCTGCTATGTGAGTCTCATAAGTGACTTCAAATTTTTTCATGCGTTCTTCTTTGAGTCCGCCTACATATTGTACTACTAATGGAGAAAGTCTTGGATTTAATAATTCTGAGCCTTCAACTCTACATCTTTTCTTACTATAACCTGCTAGTTCTGCTGCCTCTGATTGAGACACAGGTCCGTCCGGGCCACCGAATACTATAAATTCGGCAAATCTCTTTTGCATTTCTGTTAATCTTTTTGGTACACCCATAATAAGTAGCCATGAGTGAGTTTAGTTCAAACTGGCTACACTTGACATTTTAAGGTAACTA